TTTCTTGAAGGTCAATTAGATACTTGATACGATGCAATCCTTCGGAATTTACCTCATCTGTCAGTTCGTATTTTTTCATCACTCCACCTCCTTTGGTGGTTCTGGTAGTGGCATCCAATGGGTGGCTGTACTTACAACATATCCTACATATCCCGGTAATTGTCTTGATGCCCACTCCCATGATTTAATGCTATTTTCACGTGATAATATGCGCGGATATTTTGCTTTTCCAGAAATTGTTAATACAGGTATGTACATTTCCGGCAGTTGCTCACTGACAGGTATCCAGCGAGTAGCCATTTCTAAATCGGCGATGCGGCTTTTCAATCCTGCAATATAATTTGACACTTCCAACGCCACACTTACAGGGTCGCTCACATTCGCTACGATATTTGGCTTGAACGTAGCCATTATTTCCATCGCTTGTTCTAAATCGGTTACATAGTCTGGAAAGGTTTTCATAGTGCCTCCACGAAATAAACTCCATTCATCCGTTTGAATAGTTCTACGACCAGGTGAACATCATTGGCGCAGTACGCTTTCAGTGTTTCAGCGTCCATGCTTTCTACCATCGAGCCATCGAGTTCTGGTAATGGGTTGTGTATCCCATATCTCCGGCAGACAAATTTGAGACCTTTGGCTTGTTGCCAGTTATATAAGACGCCCATTAGATCGTTGATCGGTGACGTTTTATACTTCTGCAAATTGGGGATTGATCCGATCTGTATATTCAGCTCCATGGACCGGCGCATCAGGTAGGGAAGATCAAAACCGATGATGTTGTATCCACAAACGCTTCCGTAAGCCTGGTTATATTCCTCCCAGAACGCTTGGATCAGTTCTTTCTCGCCGATTTCACTGGATAAATAAGTGATATTCTGCCCGTCTACGCCCCGGCGCATGGATATAGCAATGATCTGGCCGTAGTCTGGATCCAAAGCGGCCGACTGCACCTGCTCCGCTTTTTTCTCGGCAATGTAGGCCGCGATCTTCTCAGCATCTTTGTAATTACTGGGGGCGGAAGGCGCCGGCATAAAGCCAATAGCGTCAAAATTTGCGTGTGTTTCGATATCAAAAAATAGGGTGTACATTACTTGACCTTTCTCGATTTTCCTGTTTTAGAGTTATATAAAATAGTTCCCGGCACAAAGGCGATTGAATCATAGTCTCCAAAGTTGGTATTGGAATACACGATCCGCGCGCCGCGCTCAAAACCGCCTTCGTCCACGGGGATCGGGTCGTACTCCACCACCCATTCAGAATTTAGGTTCGCGTTCAGCATGGCGACTTGTTCGCGGATTTTCTGACGGTTGGAAACCTGCCTTTTACGCGCTTCCCCGGCGCACTTCTCGCAACAAAGAACCCGATTATCCTTTCGCTTCTCGTATTCATCTCCACAGATACGACAGACGGCTGTAACCATCTCGTTTATTTCTTTGCGCTGTATTTCGCGCAGCATCAGGCTGAATTTTTCGTCCCGTTCTTTGTCAAAACAAGACAGGCAAATTCCTGCTTCTGGTGAAGGATCACCCGGGAGAGAACAGCGGGTGCAGATCATAGTTTTCTCGTTTTACCGAAGGTATAGCCTTCAAAATAGCCGATATCATATCCAGATTGTTTCCCGTCCCGATAGCCGTTTTTATACGCCTTCTCAAAAACGACCGCACACGCTATGGAAGAAACCAGAATAGTAATCATCACCCAGATCATGCCAGCTCCCCTGCTAAACAGATTTGGTGTGTTTTCTGGTTTTCTACAACGGCTGTGTAAAAGTATCCATCTTCCACCATGTCTAAAATTTCAGATAAGCAGAACCGGGAACCTCTGAAAAGGTTATTTGGGTCATCTAAAACCACATATTCCGACTTGTTGTAGCGTTCGTTGCAGGTGTTATGTTTTGGTTTGGAGCAAATAGGATAGACCACGTTCTGTTTGTATTTCATCTTGGCCGCAAAGTGGTGTAAACTTCTGCACGCACAACAGAACTTGCGGTGTCGATCCAATGAAAGGAACATTTCTCCGCAATCCTCACATGCACGGATGTTATCCAGGAAGCTGAACTGGTGTATTTTCATTGTGGCATCTCCATCGTGTTATTGATCATTACAATATCTTCATGGGTAAATTCATCACACGACTTATATCCTTTTGCGATCATCACAAGTCTGGCAATGAAATCCCAGCATCTCAAAAACTTTTGATAATCTTCAATCATGGTTCACTCCATCAGCTAATTTCTTGATAACATCCCCGGCACGACCTAACTGGTATTTTTGGGATACAGTTTTTACAGAAGGCAACATGCGCACATCTGCATTGGCGGTAATTACTGATGCTTCGTATGCCTGGATAAATCTTGCCCTGTCGGCTATCTGGTTCTCTGACATACAAAGGTTTTTCCAGCCGAACTGATTGACAATCCTTTCAATCAGCGGATGGCTAAATACCGGGTCGTTGTAATATCCGCAGGTAGTAAATTGTGCGAGTATTTCTCCCCAGGCTTCAATAGCAGATGGCGCGCTGTTGGTCAGCATAATGTCTAGGGATGCTTGTCTCCATTGACCTGGGGATGGAAAAAATGCGTTGGAGGATGCCAGATATGATCTAGCACCGGCTTCCAGCGCGTCTTTGGGTAAGTCGGATAGGATCATGTGATAAATATCCGGCGTGCCTTCTTTGGCAACGTAATTCGGATAAGCGATTGACATGGTTCCCATGATCACTTTGATTTCAGCCAGGGTTGCCATAGATTTCGTCCTCCTCATCAGAAGTCAGTCCGAAAATTGACTTATTGGTATCCTCGTTTTTATTTTTCTTGGAACCGCGCCCGGAAGTTTTCCATCGTTCCAAAATTGCCCGGATATACTTCCACCTGCGGACGTTCGCTTTTACTGCTTCTGCTATCGCGTCACACACCCACTGCGGCCCGTATTCTTTTTCTGCAAGGATCAATTCGTCTGCAATCAGTGGTGTCAGTAAACCGATGTTGTTTTCATAAACAGCAAAAACATTGTTTTCAGCAGCACTGTGATTCTGTGATACTGTGGTTATGTGATTAGATGAAGAGTGTGAAAAATAAGAGGGAGAAAAAAAAGTCTGGGGGGAACTCTGGGGGGAACTCTGGGGGGAACTCTCATCCAGAGTACTGTAATTACTGCATTCAGAATTTTCCGTACTCTGGTCGTTTTTATTGATCACAACGCCATCGTAGTTTCTAGGGTTCGTCCAGTTGTAAATCTTGATTACCTGACAATGCTGTTTTTTGGTGCAGGTAATGTATCCCTCGTCTACCAGGTGTTTGCGGTGATCCTGTATTGTTCGGATCGGCTTGGCTAAATCTTCCGCGGCATAGGCGTCTTTCCATTCTTTTACGTCACCAGATTCCCAATCTGCTTGATCCAGCATATACAGGTACAGATACCAGGCTTGGCCTAATTTCTCAATGTGTTTCGGTTCCAGCAATCCGCGCTTTATTTTTATCCACGTTTTTTTCATAGCTGCACCAACCTGAACAGGTGTTCCGGGACGGAATACAGCGTCAGTGGGGATCCGTCTTTACCGCGGGTGTAGGCTAACTTCCATCTATCAGATGTTTTAGAATCCACAATCATGGCATGGGTGCAATCGCGGTTGATGATGAAATACTGATAGCACGGTGTCCGCTCAAAGGCGTGTTTTGTGATGGTGTACACATCTTTGAAGGGGTAAGGTGGGAAGTTTACATCCCGATGTTTTACGTCCACCCATCCTGATCCTGGAATAAATAAATCTCCATGATCGGAATACTCGAAACGTTCTTCATAGGATGGCCGAACGTACATCTGTCCTTTGTAGGCTTTTACGCCGTGACGGGTGTACCAATCCACGGCTATATCCACGTACTTTTCACTTTCTGCTAACTCTCGGAGGAATATCTCATCGGAAGTCATTATTCCCCCGGCACATAGATGGCGATGAGTGCTTTGTGCTGGTTATATTCAGAAACACTCATCGGGATCAGGTATCCGGTCTTGTGAACGTAAATTTCTTCTGGTTCACGACCAAACAGTTTTTCAAATCCTGCGATGACATCCTGTAATGACTTGCTGCGCAGGTACATGGCGCAGGGTTGATTGGGTAAATCTTTGTAAGAATTGATCTCTTTCATGTTATTCACCAAAAGAGAAGGCGCCGTTCTTGACTGCCAGAATGAACAGGCAGACACAAAAAACGATCAACGGCAGGTCTGAAATGTTGGTAATTCTGTCGAGGATAAATGCTAAAACCATACTGATTAACATTGCGTACATACTAAATCCTCTCTGGCGGTCTTTTCCCCGGCCGCCAGGGTGAAAAGTTTTTTACATCTGGGTAATGCAGATATTGGCTGCTTGCAGCTTTTTCAGGTACTCATCCATCTTCGCTTCGGTAACAGCTGGTTTCTTCATGGCGATGTTGATGCCCTTGATCTTTCCTTCCAGTTGTTCTTTGGTACACTCCCCGTAGGGGATGCCATCCGAACCAACCATCGCGCGGGCTTCCTCAATCGTGAGTGTGTTAGGTAACACGCTCGCAAGGGGTTCTGGTTCTGGTTTTGGTTCTGGTTTAGATTCTGGTTTTGGTTCTGGTTTAGATTCGCCCTCATTCAGCCACTTGACCAGGGTGTCAAAAAACTTATGATCTGGTTTATTGACGACCTTATCCGCAAGTAACTCGCAACGGCTTTTGCTTACAATCGTGTTATGGTCTAAATCCATATCGCAGACCAAAGTGAATTCGTATTCCATGCCCTGACGTTGGATCGGTGCCATACCGATTTTCTTTGGCACCTGGCGGCCTTTATCATTGGTTTCTAGGATGTATTCGGTTTTTGAGCGCATAGTGGCTATAATATGCGCGGGGCTTTGGAGCATGGCATCCACCAACTTTCGCTGTAATGGAGTGACGTCTTTCCATGCGGTGTAGGTGTTATTGGATTGACTACGCTTGGCGGCCTGGTCAACCATATCCAACGCCCCACCTTCACCTTCCCAGGCATGAGACAGGGAATCAATAATGATTACATCGTATCCGGCTTTCTCGGCCGTCTCGATGGCTTCGATGTATAACGATGGGGAAAAGGTGTGCAGCTCCAACACATCGAAGCTGAATTTATCGGAGTACAGAGACGCTGATCCGCGTTCTGTGTCAATCACGGCGATTTTACCGCCAATGGTTTTAGCTGCGACCAGGGCAGTATAAGTCTTTCCTGATCCTGATGGGCCGTCAATAGCCAGCCGTAGTTTTGATTTCTTCTTGGTAGCCTTCTCAAATTGCATAATCATCCTTTTCGAAAGGTACATCTAGGTCAATGATCTGGCCGCAAATTCCACAGACGATGGCCAGCGTGAACGGATGCTCACAGAACTCATAAAATACACGATAATCGCGTTCCTCCTTGATCTCAAAACTTTCTTCCGGGTGGTCGCAGGTCATACGACCTTCAATGAGCGGTGTTTCCCGGGGATGTTAGAAATCTTCCCCTCGCTGATCAGACAATTTACGTGGTACTTGACTGGTGTTTTCGTAATTCCCACACCCGCGGCTATTTCATCCAGGGAACTGTTTGGATGGTCTACAATGAATTGGTACACATTCTGTCTGGTTGTCCCCTGTGGGATGCGATTACAATTAATCACTCGATACGATCTCCTTTCATGAATAATTGGTTATATAGTAACATAGTACTACTATCATGTCAATAGTTTTTAGTACCACTTGTAAAATTAGTACAATCGTGATAATGTTAATGATGGAAGCCAAGAATGAAATTCGGAACGTGGTTATTGAATGAGTTTATCAAGTGGCGTGGTGATACGAAAAAATCCAAATCAGAGTTTGCTGAATGGCTTGGATTGAAACAATCAATTGTGAATCGCTACCTGCTATATCCAGATATGACACCCTCGGTAGAGACCATCTGGGCAATCGAGAAGAAATTACCTGCGGTTCATTCGGTGCTGTTTTCCTCGGATATTAAAGATTCTGTGTCTGGATTAATTAGTACAGCCATCCAGGACGCATTATCGGATTGCGAGGCGCACAACATCAGCCCGACCAGTGAAGCGGGCAAGGCGATCATCTCTGCGGTGTTGGCCAGGTATGGGATCAAGACGAGTTTATAACGGGCTGAACCTACCTTGATGTGCATAATGAAAATCTCCCTTTGCTCTGATTATAGAACATCTTTTCTAAATCTGACACCTGTCGTGGGTGCCAGTTATCATTATATAGAACGGAGGAACTATGGGATTCATCAGGAATTTTCTAGTGGCAAGAAGGCGTGGAAATGGGATCGTTCTGATCCTCTGTGGGATCGCTGCGCTGGGTACAGAGGTCTGGTATCTGTCGGTGATTGCGATATTTGTTGGCATACTGTTCCTGGTTCTTTGAACCTTAAAGAAACTTGGTACAATGGACTATATTTAAGTCAGAATTGTGAAAAACCGCTATATATGGGGGGTACACAATGACTATCCCCCATATATACGCAATACTATACGCAAAAAGCTCAACGGTGGAGCAGTGGACTCATAAGCCATTGGTTGTGGGTTCAAATCCCACCCTCGCCACAATAAAAAAAGCCGTATATGTGGGGGTCACACAGTGGATATTCCGTATATATGGGGGTATAAAATGACCCTGACGGAACATACCATTTTGGAGCAACGGATTATTTTATTCTGTGAATCTTATTTACGATCTCTACTCGACAGATCTCCCGGAACGATCAACTTCTACACGAAGAAACTGCTACCCTGGGTTTACTGGTGCGAGGATCACGGCATCTATGACATGGATCAGTTATCCGCGGATGTTTTGAGAGAGTACATCCTGCACCTGCAAAAGAGCCATAATCCTGGGGGCGTTCATGCGGCATTCCGGTGTATGCGGTCATTTTTACGCTGGTACGAATTGGAAACCGATCACACTACGGCGATCCGTAAGATCAGGCTGAAAAATCCTGTTCCTGAACGGCTCGACCCGGTGCCAATCTCGGATATCAAAAGTCTACTATCAATAGCGAACGTCAAAGAAAAAGCTATCATTCTTTTTCTATACGATACTGGCATCCGGGCGCGGGAATGGTCTGTACTCACCCGGCTACAATATGATGCCATCTCCGGGGAGACCCAGCTTACAGACACGAAAAACCATCAGCCCCGGAAGGTGTTTTTGGGATCCGCTGCAAGAAAAGCGGTGCGCCTATATCTGGAAACCAGAACCGACACCCACCCGGCGCTATTCGTCAATCGCTATGGAACCTATTACACAAGCGGCGGTATTCAGCACTTACTGGCCCGACTATGCAAGCGGGCTAAAATCAGGGTTTGGTATCCCCACGCCTTCCGGAGGTCATACGCATTAAACTGCTTGCGTTCCGGGATGGATATTTATACCCTGCAATTGTTAATGGGTCATGCTGATCTACAAATCCTGCGCAGATACTTAAAGCAGACCGAGGACGATCTACGGCTGGCGGCACGATACAGCCCCGGCGACCAGTTATAATAAATTCATGGAAGAAAAAACAGACGGAGTGATAGAAGTGGGTACTCATGGCCACCCGATCATACGGGATATCAAGCTGGCGGCCACGGGTGAAATTGTCAGAATCTCGGTAGAGGAACCGGAGCACCAGCGGGTTTTGGCATCTGGGGCGATTCTCGATACGGTTACGGGGGCATTTGTAAAGGGGGCTCCCAAAGGCGGTGCTTGGGCGATCACCAAAGATAACCAGGGTGAGGTCAAGGGTGAGTTTTTCCAGCGGCGGGCACAAGAAATTGTCCGGGGGGCCCTGGCGCATCACACCCAGCATGTCAACTGGGAGGGCGGTGCCGATAGTATCGCTGGGAGGATCATCCAGATTGCCCTGGACGGCGGGAACCGGGACAGCATAGAGGCGGCGAAGTTCATTTTTGGCGCGGCCGGCCTGCTACGGGACAGGCGGTATAAAGAGCAAACCGACGGGATACAAGTCAACATCTCACAGGATATAGCCCGTGAGATGTTGTCCATGATCCGACAGCGGAACGTGATAGACGGTGAGATCATCGAGGAAGATTAAAGCCCGTGTCACATAACACGATAGGGTTAGCTGGTTATGATTCTTTTCGGACCGCGTTTCGGCCGATTGATCAAGTATTGGAGTAATCCCAAGTAAGGGATGACCCAGTCCCTTCCCAACTTCCGGGCGCCTGGAACGTGTCCCTCTTGACAGGCGCATTTTAGCCCGGAGTACGATATCACGGCCCCTACCTTCCGTGCATATACAAGCGATTGCGGTATGGTAAGTAGTTCATGTTCGAGTTCTGACATAATACACCCTTTCTGTTATCTTAATTCCCATTCCAGCTTTTCCATTTGTACTTTACCGATCAAACGATTAATAGCTACATACTCTATCAGGTCAATAATATGTTTTGCGCCGGTGGTCTCCCAGTCATCAGTTTCGCAAGACTGGTAATCAAGGCATCTCAAAGACATAATACACTGTGCCGGGCTGATTGTCTCCGCCACAGAAGTATAGGTATCGATTATGCCGTATGTTTCCGCGCGCTCGTCGCTATATTTATAGCATACGGAACGGACGTTTTCTGCATATAAAATATTGCATAGAGTTAATAGATCATGGCTATTGCAGGTAGAATAATCAACCCCGGAAACTGTAATTCTGTTACCAAGTTCTGACCCGTGGTTTTCCAAGAACCTAACAATTTCTAAAACGTGTTTTTTATTTACGACAAATGCTGACATAATTACCATCCTCTCTGATATGGTTATAAATTTATTTGGAACCCGCCCCCTACGGGTTATTGCTAGTGAAACTTTGGATCGCATTCCAGCCGGACCGCAAGGGTATTACATGTCTCTTCAAAGGCGAACCATGCCAACATGTTTTTAGAATACTTTGTCTGCGCCAGCAAATCCACCCCGGCGATCATGTCCAATATGCAGTTATACCCGTAGGCTTTCATGGTATAATCCAGCAGAACCTTAATGTCATCTTCGTGCCGATCGTAAAATGCTGAGGTATCTGCATACGTAATCAAACCGTCTATGATTCCTGACTTGCACCCACCATATTCTAGATCATGTATAAACGTAGCAAAGTCATCGTATCCCTGATTGTTAATCATATCCTGTACCTCGGCTTCTAGATCGTTTTCGGTTTGTACGTTGATTATGGCTTTCATAATTACCATCCTCTCTTATATGGTTATTTGATTATTAATAACCCGCCCCCTACGGGTTACCATATGCACGTGTCTATGATCGTATAGGCATGATAAGCGCCTTGAAATGATTTATATTAATAACAATCGGAGCATTTGGATTGTCACTACAATAATTCATTTTATAATTACCTTTTATCCTCAGTGCATCACGTATATACTTAACGTTGATTATGAATTTGCAAGGGTTATGTGCGAATAGATCGGGAATAGGTAATGATAAGGCATTCATAGCAACCGGCGTAAAGTCGGTTCGGTAAGCCCCATCATACGATACAACGTCAATATTAATTGACGTATCGGTGATATCAATAACAAAGGCATGTATACCCTTACTACGACTATATACCTCTGCAAGAGTAAAAATTTTATTGCACATGTGATAGTCGATATAGATTGTATCGGAAAACTTTTCAGTCCACGAGTTAATCCAAGAATCGGTATCAGGATATACCACACCATCACATGTCGGATACTCCGATACCCCATCGGATATACGGCCGTTATAATAGCTCCACGGCGCAGTCTTGGATTTTAGCATCATGGATGCAAGTTCAGATCGGATTAAAACATATTCTACTACTGGTTCGTTATCATAATAGCGATGTACGCGATAACCATCCGTACCAGTAGAACCGACGTGATAACCGTATTGATCGAGCGATAATCTAACTAATCTACCATATTCCATTGCTGGTATATCGTTAAATTTCTTACGGCCGGCGGTAACCCTAATTACTTGTTCGATTGAACTTAGGTCGATCTTTGTTACAGTATTAATCTTTGTTGTTGTTTCTAACATGATGATTAATCCTCTCTGATGAATGATTATTCTTATCTTATAACTTGGATTGTAATAAATTGATTGTAAAATATGCAACCAGCAAGATCGCTATTGCAAGAGTTATGATCGTTGTAGTATCCATGATTTTCTCCTATCTGAATGATCGTTCTTGATGTTAAACTCAGTATAATTTTTTGTTTGCGCCGGGTATAGTGTCAAATGTAATAGTTTCGGTATGACATTCGTCTTAATCCACGACGGTATAGATCGCACTAGTGTTGGTAGTCAGCGCGATAGACGGGCTATACATCTATACAATGGGATACTATACATCTATACATTGATACATTGATACATTCTGCGTGAGACTTCAACACCCCATGCAATATACTCCCCGGGGGTATACAGGATCCCGGTATTCCCGGCGTTCTTGCTTTCGATAATTGACATTATCGAAACCTTGTACATCCTGTCAGTGTCGCATGCGACCGGAGCTGCGCGTGTTTCTATCAGCGTTCAGGGGGTGTGTACCCCTATGCAGCCGGAGCATGGTCAGAATATCATGGCAAATTCAGCATGGCCGGTAGGGTAGGGGCACGTTGGTAGTACGCTTGGTAAGACCGTTGGCTTGCAGTGCGCACGTTTACCACCCTATTTTTTTCTCCAAGTTTTCATACGACACCTATTCGCTCAATAACGTCGTTATTTTAGATGTTATGGTTAACATAATCTAAATTATAATAATCTAAATTAGTTACGGAAACTTATTCATCTAAAAAAACAGTCTCTTGTAGAACCTTATACTGTAAGTGTGGAAGAGATCAAACAATACATCAGCACATTGACTCCGGAGCAGATCAAGGCAACGGAGGAGTTATTATTGTCTGTGGTAGCCAGGGAGAATGATAACGTAGAGGGGTTTGGGGCGTTCTTTGAGGTAATAACGGGGAGGAAGTTGACGCGGTTTGCGCGTGGGTGGATAGAGAAGTTGTATGAAGCGCGTGAAGTGGGGAAGTATTTTGCGATAGAGGCGTTTCGTGGGAGTGCAAAGACGACTGTTTTGACGGCGTTTTTATGTTTTCGGATTGGGCAAGAGCCTGAAAAGACGTATTTGACGATACAGGTAGGGGATGATATAGCGCAGGATAATTCCGAGAAGGTAGCTGATATCATAGCGAATAACCCAGGGTGGAAGAGTTGTTTTCCGAATGTAGTACCGGATATGGAGAAGGGATGGGGAGCGGGTGGGTATGAGGTAAAGCGGGATGATATACCGTATGGGCAGTGGCGCAGGCTCAATTCAGACCGGAAAGACCCTACGTTTATTGGGTTAGGGTATAAGAGCCGGGCGATTATTGGGAAGCGTGTTACTGGGATGTTATTGATTGATGATATTTTGGATGAGAATAATACGGCGAGTGATAAGGAGATGGAGACGGTCAGGAAGATTATGACGGGTACTTTATTTCCTACGATTGTAAAGGGTGCCTGGTTGTGTTGTGTATTTACGCCGTGGAAAGAGAATGATCCGGTGATGGGGATGACGGAGTTAGATGAGTTTATCAGGGTAAAGACGCCGATTGTAAATGAGTGTGCGGAAGGGTTTGAGATGGACGGGGTGTTTTATAAGAGTGTATGGCCGTCTCGGTTTCCAGAGGCAGAGATCAAGGTACGGCGGGCGATGTCCGCGAAGATTGAATTTGCGAGGATGTACTTATTGGATTTGAGTAAAGCAGATAGTCAGGTATTCAGGTGGTATGACTTTCCTGCTTCACAGATCAATGGGAGTTGGCCGATTGTAGGCGGGGTGGATTATGCTTCTTCGATGAGGAATGTAGGGGGAGCGGTGAAGTCGGATACGGATTACTTTGCGCTGGCGTATGTGTGTAAGATGCCGATGGGCGGTGCGGTGGTGATGGATGGGGTATTGGAGAGAACGACCATGTTACCGGCTTTGGGGTATGTGGAGAAGGCGCAGAATACTTTTCCCGGGTGGCTGCATTGTGTAGTTGAGGGGGATGGAAAAGGGGAAGAGTTTATACAGGCATTGATGTTGAAGCCTGGGTTGAAGATCACACCGATGAAAACGGGTGGTAAGGGGAAGATGGAGCGGTTAGAAAGGCAGATGGGGCCGTGGTTGGAAAGTATGCGTGTAAGAATATCGGATGCAGATACGCCGTTTTTGAATGAGCTGCGGAAAGAGTTGAGGGAATACCCGAATAACCGGCACGATGATGCGATGGATGCGGTGTACTGGGCGTTACGCGGTATGCCGGATGTGCTGGTTGTACCGATGAATTATGATGAATTACCATCGGTGGAGAAAAGAAAAACGATGAACCCGTTTTTGGCTTTGGGAGGCTAAATGGAATTTTCATACTATACAGGATTAGCGTCTGAAATGATTATGAACGACTCAAAAAGGAATGAGTTGTTCTCGAAGATGGATGATATGTACCATGTGAAGTGGGAATTACCGCCGGCGTTGAAGTCGTATAAGTGGATACGGACGGTGAAAAATTCAGATCCCAGGGATGCGGTACAGACGGCGATTCAGATATTTTCTGGTTTGGATCCGAGGATCAAGATTGTTCCTTTGGCGGATGATGATGCGAACAAGGATCAGGCGGAAACGTGGGAGAGGTATCTTGGGTTGTGTTTGAAGGATGCTTCGTTGAGACGAAGAACGTCTGTAATCAGGGATTTGATGCGGTCGGCGATTCTGTATGATATGGTCGCTGCCCAGGTAACGTATTTACCGTGGCAGGAAAAGATCGCCAAAAGACCTGGGGAAGAAAAACGCTGGAAGAACGCCAGGGATGAGTACGGAGATTGGATTGTTACCGTGCGTCACCCCAAAGATGTGCATGTAAATTACTCGGATATTGTACCAGAGCAGATTTTATATGTCAGTAAGTGGAAAGTGGCGGACGTGATTAACTTTTACGGGAAGGCTGCGAAGGAAATTACTTCCAGAGTGAACGAGAATAACCCGTCTACTATGAATGACGATTTATATATTTATGAGTATTGTGATATTGACCGGAAAGTGGTGTGGGCGTCAGAGGATGGGTACGGTGGGGGAGCGACTTACAAGATTGTAGACGAAGATCACGGTCTGCCGTTTATGCCGTGGGCGTGTAGAGTGGGTGGAACGACCCTGGATACCGACCCACAGTATCAGGTCAGTCCTTTACTGGCGCCTATTTATCATTCGGGGGATTGGGAGACGGTAAATATCGCACAAAGTTTGTTGATATCGGATATGATCGCCAGAGCCGCGGCACCCAGACACATATTTCAGGGGCCGGGCGGTGAAATGGTGGAGTTTGATTACATGACACCGGGCGGAAGGGTGGATTTACCACAGGGAGTGGACTATAAAAGTATCCCTGTGGAGCCAGTTGATCCGAATATACCGACCGCACTGAATTTACTGACGCAAGCCATGTCTAAAAGCACCTTGCCGCGGATGATGACCGAAGGAAATACGCCGGTGAACGTGAATTTTGCAACGTACAATATGTCGATTCAGACGGGCGTGGCGAAAATCAGACAGTACCGGGAGTTGGCGGAGCAGGTCAGCGCGGATATTTGTAAATTGTTCTTCAAGTGGATCAGACACAATGGTTCCGCTGTGTTTTATAACGAGCGGGCCGAAGATACGTTTGGAAAACAGATGTTGATTGATCCAAAATCTTTACCTGAAAGATTAAATTTGACGGTTGAACTATCCCCGGATGTTGCGACAGACAGACAGCAGAAGATCAATGCCGCGGTAATGGCGATGCAGCTTGGTTTCCCGAAAGAATACGCGCTGGAAGAAATTGGCGTGACCGATCCTTCGCGGGCGATGCGTATTTCGGATAAGGAAAAGGTGCGGGAGGCGATGTTGCAGACAGAATTGGCCTTGATGCAGCAAAAGGGGCAGATGGCTTTGCAAACGCAACAACAGCAGATGGCTTTGCAAACGCAACAACAGCAGTTGAACCAGATGGCGAATAATGCGCCGATGCAGCAGAACCCTGCGAACGGGATCGGTTTTGACCCGAATCAAGGGGGAATACCGGCGCAGATGATGAACCCGGAAATGACCAGGGAAATGCAGACTGGCATGACGCAGGGAGGTCAGGATGTCGGATTCTAGGAAGCGGATGCTGATTGATATTCTGGAAGCGCGACTCTATGTACAAGAAATAATGGGTGAGGTGAACAATGCCGGACAGACAAGTAACGACCGGGGATACCTGGGAATCGATCGCACAGAAGTACGGGGTGACGGTAGCACAGTTGAAGGCCGGGAATCCGGGAGTTTCTATACTGTCGCCGGGCCTGATTATTAGAGTACCGAATTATTACGCGCAGCCTTCTCAACCAACCAATCCTCCGTATCTTGCGGGCGGACAGTGGAACGCGTGGGAAGCGTTGGCAACAAAACCGTTTACAAATCGAAAAGATATTTTAGAGCAAAACGCTTTTATGCGTCAGGGTCTTGGTTACCAGTCGGCAAAAACAGCTGTCACTGATAGCCAAAGGTATCAGGCGCAGTATGATGCGTGGAGAGCCGCGCAAGCAAAAACAGCTGTCACTGATAGCCAAAGGTATCAGGCGCAGTATGATGCGTGGAGAGCCGCGGTAGGCGGTGTCGATATGGCCGACTTCAAAAAACAGGAGTACGGCACCGGTGCGGTAGGCGGTGTCGATATGGCCGACTTCAAAAAACAGGAGTACGGCACCGGAGGAACTGTGTCTACAAAGCCTCAACAGAATCAACAGAATCAACAGAAGCAACAGAATAAACAGAACCGGTACAAACTTGGAGCGAATTACGTGATTTATGATCCGAACGGGAAGATTATTTACAGCGCGGAGCATGAGTCGGTTGATCGATATAACGCGAATCACCCAAAACCGCCAGAACCGGTTGATCCGACAAAATACTTTGGTTCTGTTGGAACCTATACCTGGAAATTCTAATGGCTAAAAAAATCACATTAGAGCAAATACTGCAAACTCTTTCGGAGAATATCCAGTCCGCAAATCCGGTTGAAAAACCGCAGGAGCAGGAACTTCCACAGCCGGTTCAAATAGAAACCCCGGATATTGGGCAGCCTGAAAAACCCGTCACTGATCCCACCCAGGTGAGTGAGGATTTTAAGCCGGGTGGTACTGTGGGAATGAGCGGAGAACCCCTGCCAAGTATCAAGTTGCTGGATGGTTCACAGTGGATGGCCAGTATGTTTGACCAGTACGGGAAGCCGTATTGGGGAGATATAGACCCTGATCCGAACTTCTGGTCAGAGGTTGAAAACGCCATGAAAAACTGGTGGGGAAATGTCGTTTTCGATTTCCAGAATAAAGATACCACCCCGATTGATATTATCGTGGAAGAAAATTGGGATACTGTTCCAGATTCTTTCAAACAGGCCGGGGTGGCTATATCTGATAAGACCGGTACTTTTGGCGAGGATGCCACAAAAGCTTTTTCTCCTATTGCGCAGACCGTTGGAGAAGGATTGGCTACGGCTGGTCGGGCTTGGACAAACGGCGAAAAGGTGACGCTGCCTTATGGAATTGGGTATGTACTGAAAGCCGTAAAGCATATTATTGGCGGCGCGTTTGAAGTGCTTGGGAATGTGGGGTATGGCGCAGAAAGGCTGATTGGAACGGTTGGGAATAAGATCCAGATGGGGGAAAACATCAGTTGGTATGAATCCTGGGCAGCTTCCCGGATTGCTTATTCGTCTGTGGCCAAAGAAGGATTGACGGCTGAATACTTGCGCAGGTACAGAGCGGGTGAAAACCCTATCTTGTTGATGCAGGAATTACAAAACCCATTGGCAGAAGCGTTTGGTCAGAGCATTTTAGATCCGACGAACCTGTTATCAGGCGGTATGCTGGGCGGTGCGAAGGCTGCCTCCAAAGGCGTGACGATTGCCGAGGATGGCGCGGATTTGCTGAAAGCTGTTAATGCGGTCGAAGATGTTGCAAAGGCAGAAAACGCCGTCAGTGCAGCCGATAAGCTGGTGGATGCTACGCGAACGATCAATCAAATGGAGGATGTATCCAGAGGAGTCAACGCGGTTGAAGATGTTGCCAACGTGGTGGATGATGTCACTGGAATGGCAAATATGATTTCTAGTGTGGATGAAGTGGTTGATTCTGCAAAGGTAATCAAAAAAGCAGAAACGCCATTACAGAAATTGTCCAATTGGGTGGGTGAACGGGTGCGGTTACGCAACACAGAACAAATCAAAGAAGCCACCCAACGGAATATATTTTCTCCCGTTTCCACCGCGTTGCAGGCCCGACTTGTAGACAAGATGCACGATGCCTTTACAATACTGGCGAAGTCGCATGAAATCCGCACAATGGATGATTTTGGTAGTGTGGTTCACGATATGCTGAAAATTGTGAGCGGCACACCGGCTGAACGGCTGGAAGCCCTTGCCAGAATATCCAGAATGGAGAACGCCGGCGTTTTATTGGGCGATGATATGCTGGACGCGTTTCTTGGTTTCAAGCGGATGTTCAGCAACCAGGAAGGCGTGTTCAATATCAAAGGAATTATAAACCTGCTGGAAAAGGTGAAGGATGACGGCCCGAACGCGCTGACCTTCCTGACAGAAAAATTATCGAAACGAATTGAGGGTGCCGCGGCGGCGATGTATCCTTCGATTACCAAACAGGCGGAAATTGCCAAAGCGGTCAGTCAAGCGGTGAGTGAAGGATTGGATATACCAGTGGCTATATCCAGGCTGGCAGATAAAGCACCTAATCCCGCTGTGGTTAGAATATTGAAATTCCACGAAGCGGTACAGAAAAACCTTGTGGGGCCGATCAACCATTTCTTCGCCTTTACTTTTATGGGGATCAACCCCGCGTTTGCAAGCAGAAACTATTTTACCAATATGTTCCAGATTGGAGTCGATCATCCTGATGCCTTACTAGGAGGTTTCAAGTATTCGGGTGCCAGAGCAGACCGGATATTACACGGATGGGGAGCCAGTAATCTTGCAACGATTGGTTTCAAGGGTGGGGGTATTGAGAATACGATTGAAGGAAAATCTATCTGGGATCGGATGGCTTTTTCTCGCAAGTGGAATGGTAAGGTTGAGGCTGCATCGGCAAAGATGCTTGCGGCCAGGGTAATGGATAAGGAAATGCGCAAGATGTGGCGCGTGATGATGCGCGATGCGCAGGGAATTTTAGCGGACGCAGGTTTCACACCCGCACAAATTGAAGCAATCAAGAACGGCACCTGGGATAACTTCGGGGATGTCTGGAAGGCGATCAACGACACGGTATCTGGCAAGCAAGTGGATCTGGCTGATTTTATTTCCCCGGAGCAGATAGCGGAACTTCACAAGGCTGAATTAGACGATGTTGTTCTGGATATTGTTCGTAGAAACGCTGATAATCCAGAAGCGATCAAGCGAGAATTGCGACAGGCGATTACCGAAAGACGGAGGATTGCCGACCGCGCCAACGCACAGGAAGCCACTGGCCGGGCGTTGAATGAAGTCGATCAGAGTATTATGGATGATGAGGAAGCCTTATTGAAACGGCTGGATGAATTGGGGGAAGATACGAGTAATTATGAGTATGATCTTCTATCCAGAAAGAACCTGAAAAAAGACCAGACACTCAACAAATATAATCAGGCTTTTGATTCGGCCGTAAGTGCGATTGACCGGGCAATAGGCAGAGACCCATCTATTAGCGATAAAGCCATTGAAGTTGCCAGAGACATAAAAAATAAAGCGTGGGAAAAATATTCAAAACTATTGCGTAGAGGAACACAAGAACTACACGGAATGATTGAAAAAGAGTTAAAAGCGATTGACGATGAATTGTCCTCCGGTAAAATATCGCGTGAAATGGCACGGATCAAAAAACATAACGCGTGGAAAAAGTTTTACGCAACCAAAGATAGCCTGAATATCAAGTTGCGAAAAGAGTTGTTCAGTGAAATAGACGGTGCATTTTCTGAACTCAAAAAAGGGTATGAAGGTATTCTCACCGATGATTCATTGATTATCAAGGCTAGAAACGGGGTAGAAGTTTGTAATCAGATGGATCAGGTGGACAAGAATTATTTTGCTGCTACTGGAAAGATGCGGATTGTCAAAAAGCCGAAAATCAGCAAGAACACAGAACGCGCCACCGAATTGATCCAGAAAGCCAAAGACGGCAATGCCACTCAAAAAGAAGCCGATGAGCTATCAGACCTTGCGGGCGTTGAAAAGATTGATGTCAATGACGCGGATGCCGTAGACGATCTGATTCGGAAATCCGGTGATAATGTTGGGGATGAGATTGCCGGAGGTGAAGCGGGGGAACATATCAAGAACCCGACACCAGAAATACCGACACAATATGACGTGGCGCAGGAAACCCTACCAGAGGTTGAACGCACGGTCAATATGATCATTGATTCTCTTGGAAATTATGTTCCAAAGAAACCTCTTGCGTTGAGTGCCACCCAGCAAAAGGCACTGGCTACATTTGGAAAGATCATATCAGAACGCATGTCTACTGCCAGAGCCACAGCAATGAAAATCAGTGGCGCAGCGCGTAAGTTTACCCTGTTGGATTACCGAGACAAGCGAGGAATTGACGCGCTGCTTGCGTATGTCTATCCGTATCAATACTGGTATTCCAGAACCTATGCAAACTGGTTCAAACGGATTGTGAAAAACCCGTGGCTGGGTGCTACCTACGGGCGGTATCGTGATTACATGGAAAAACTACATGCGGGTATGCCGGAATGGTATCGCTACCAGGTCAACACCAATGAACTGCTTGGGATTGACAGCGAGAACCCGTTGTACTTCAATCTGGAATCTACACTGAACCCGTTGAATGGATTGATTGGTGTTGATTTTGACGATCCACAGCGCAGGGAGTCTGCTTTTGGGGCGACCGTGGATGGTCTTGGAAAGTTTGGGCCGTCTGTATGGACGCCGATCTCAATGGCAGTGGCACTGGATTACTGGATCAAAGGTAACCCGGAAGCTGCCAGCACCTTTGCGGGAAGGATTGTTCCGATCACCAGCGCAATCAAAGGTGCCAGCGCCATGCTGGGTGTCAAGGGGAATAACCCGTTAATTACACCGGCTGGTTTAGAATTGGATCCGCTGATGCTGATGCAGGGCGGTTTATCCAATTACGACCGCCGCAGAGTGGGTAGAACCCTTGGGCAGATGGTGAATGATGGTGTTATTACGCTGGAACAGGCTGACGATGCTGCTTATCAACAGTCTGGCGAGATATGGAATATGGCTTTACAGTATTCCGTAAACAATCCAGAAAAGCCGTTTTACTCACAGCGTGGATTCTCACAGGCAATGGGTGGTGTTTTAGGCATTGGCTTCAAGGGAAGGAATACCGGAGATGCGCTGATTGATAAGGCATATTCTGAAATGAACGCCATCATGCTGAACAGAGCGAATATGTCCCCGGATAAATATTCAATGGCGTGGCAGCGTTTGAAAGAACGCTATCCCTTCATGGAAACTGTCATGCTATCCAGAAAGTCGGATGAAGTCAGGGATGAAGCGTATGTATGGGCGGTACTCAACCGAATACCGCCTGGATCACAGGATACAATTATTGAATCGGTGGGTCTGAACCGGTCGATTCTCAATTTTTTTTATGACAATAAAGGAATGACCGGAATGGCTGAAACAGACCGGATGCACCTGATGGCTGCCGCGTTGGATATTGGCATTGTGCTTGCGGTTCCTGATGGTACGACTTCTCACGAATGGGCGGCGGTCAGAGCAAGAAATTCAATGCTGAACCGGTACAGTACCGATGTATTTGGAGCGGATGTCAAAGAACTGGTAGATCAGTATTATCAGGTTCTCGGCACCAGAGAATACTCCAAAGCAGAGATGTTCTTACAACAGCACCCGGATGTACAGAATTACCTGCAATATCGACAACAGGTTGTGCTGGCAGACCCCCTGCTATCCAAGTATTACGGCGGGTTGGATTATCTGGAAAACTATTATCGTTCGATGTTTTATCGGGAAGCCGGCGAAAAATTTGGCGCAGAAATCTTTGGGAAGCTGGACGGGTATTATTACCTGAAAGACAACGGCGGAGATACCGAACAGTATTTGCGCGATTTCCCGGAGGTCAAGGATTACTGGAATCTGAAAGAAAATTATGATGGCAAGATTGCTGACGCGATTGAAAAAGCCGCTGACCTGTTCCCAGAACAGCCTAAACCGTTGATACGCACAGACGCACAACTGAACTCGGTCGGCGCACAGGATATTCTAAAAGGGATCAGCGAAACCACACCGGACGAGGATAACGCCGCGCTGTTGATGAAATACCAGAGAAAGCAAAGTGATAATTCCACAGGAAACTTTTCTATATCAGCGGAGATCGACCGGGTGGCGGAAGAACGCTGGCCAGGTATTCTGACAAAGGTGGAGAACTTCAAGTCGATGTCAATGGATACATCCACCGCACCACCCATCCTGACCCCATACCTTTCCAAAAAGGCAACACAGTATTACAACGATAACCCGGATATTCTGGCGTATGAGCAGTTTTCAAAATCTATGCGCAACCTGTATAACAGCACTGTTAAGGGAGACTTTGATCAGGCTGAAAAGTATAAACAACTGGTCATCATGTCGCAGGTGGATGAATACACCTATGAACTGATTAAACTATCCGATGGTAATCTTCCGGCGGTGGCGGTGAAATTACTGACTAAAATCGGGCAGCCGTTTGATATGACGTGGGAAGAGGTGCTTTC